TCACCGGACCCTCGCATAGAGCCGGTGGTCGCGTCCCGCCGAATCATACCGCCTCATCCAAGCCTCGGATACGAAGCCGAGTCCACGCACCATTCGATGCCCTGCGCGGAACGGCTCAAGCACGGTACATTCGATCCGCCGAAACTCCGACGACTCCTGTAGGGCATCCAGCTTGGCTCGGAATGCCCGGATGACCCACAGCAAGGCGAATCGGTCCACTCTGGACGAGAGCATCACGCTGACGTTGGCCCGCCCGTACCAGATCGGGGTGCAGACGGCGAACCCAAGCAAATCCTCGTCCCTGAATCCGCTGATGGCATGTGGCTGGCCGACGAGTACAGCCGGATCGAACCTGCCATCCTTGAGTGTGCTGAGATCGCCGGTCTGATCCTGTTGCGGCATCAGGGCGTAGTAGTGTGCAATTTGGAACGGCTCGGTCCTATACCTCATTCGTCTGCATCTTCGACACAATCGAGAGCAGATTCAAGGGCGTCGGGTCGCTGATCTCCACGATCACCTGCGGCTGCTCACCGGCCCGCTGCGGCAGCGCCAGCTTGTAGACCCCGGTGAACAGCGGCGTGGCCTGACCCATTGCGTCGGACGGGATGCGTGTCACGATCTTGTCGATGCCGATGTCGCTTCCGGCCAGCCCACCGATGGTTCGGTTGAGGTAGAGGTACACGGTGTCCACCCGCATCGTCGTACCGCGTGGGTCTGCCTGCCGAGCGGACTGCCGTGGGACCAAGGGCAATGTCTTGACCCGGCTGGTGAAGCCGAGGCCGATGTGAACGATGGATGCCTTGTCTGCGAGCGTGATCCCACCGCCAGCGGTCACCGTCTGGTTAGGGATCACCTTGCCGTCCGCGAGAATCTTGACGGACTCGCCAGCGAGATGCGAGAGCCCACCGATCGAAGTGACCTCTAGGTGTACGAACCCGGTGCCAGCAACGTAGTCGTCCGAGACATAGAGCTGGATCGGGGTGCCCGTGATCGGATCGAACCCGTACCCGAACTCTGTGGGGGTCAAGAATTGTTCAACAATCACCGACTTGTCGTTGAGTGCAGCGGCGTTGACGGCGCCTTCGACCCCGCGTATGCGAATGGTGTTATCCAAACCGGATAGGCCGTGTGGGGTGGCTGTCTCGATTACCATCGCGTCACCGACCACCGGGTTGTCGTACTCAGGGACGCCCGCAGTAAGGCTGCCGATGCGTGAGATCGCAATCGGGATGCTGTAGGTCAGGCCCGCATCGACATAGAACGCATCCTCTGCCTTCTCGTCGTCCTCAAACAGCGCCCCGACATACTCCACGAACCGTACCGTCGCGCCGTCGATCGTCCGCTTCACCACCAGCCACAGCAGATCGTCGGTGCCGTCGCGGATGATGGACACGCTCTCGACCTCTGGTGAGGCTGTGTCGAGCTCGCCGCCCATCAGATGCCGGTGCCACGCGATGACCTCTTCCTTGCGCTCGTAGGTCATGCCGACAAGCTGCCCGTCATCCCGTGCGCCCCAAAAGATGTTGTCGGGTTCCGACTGGTAGGCTGATTCGATCAGCCCCGACAGTGTGATGTGTTCCGAGAGGATCGTCAGGTCCGGTGCCACGAAGCGGTCGTCGGTGAACTTGAACACGAACTCCAGCACCTTCCGCTCCGCGTCCTTGACGAACAGGATGACCTCGGACGCTTGGTGCGGCTCGACTGTCTCGGATGCACCGTCACTGAGCTGCCGCGTGATCGTGAAGTTCGTGGGTGTCACCGGGTCGTAGGCTGTGGGTGCGGAGCCGATGAACGCCCCGCCGTTGGTCAGGATGGCGATGCCACGCGCCTCGCTCTTGATGAAGTGGATCGTGTTCACTCGGTCGTCGTCGATCGTGTGTGTGATCGCGTGGTCAGCAACCACGGTCCCTGCATCGTCGCCGCCGCCACGGTCGAAGTCCACGAAGTTCGTGAAGTCCCCGACCCGTGAGGCCCACAAGGTCTGCGGCTGCGCCGTCGTGGCTCCGAACCACAGCCGACTCTTGTGGAATGTCAGGCAGCGTGGGAAGCCGGTTTCGATCGACCACGCACCCAATCGCCATGAGTCTGTCGAGACAGCGATCGCAGTCGGCGTGACCATCGTGGCGACGACCGTTGACTCGTCAGTGACGGTGGTGACGGTCGCCCATGACCATTCCGCGCCCGGTAGCACCTGCCATGTGATGATGCGCCCAACGTCGTTGGAACTGAAACCGAGGCCACCGTTCATGGTGAGCCGTGCTTCCGCGCTGGCGAACACGGTGACCGTTGCACCGGCACCACCACCGCCCCCTGTAATCTCGTCGATTGTCCAGTCCGCACCCTCGACGGTGTTGATGGACAGGTACGGCCCGTCCGTCGTGGTGAATTCCGCCAGTGTCCATGTCGCAGGGTCGGCGTCGCCACCCAATGTGCGGGACAGCGTGCGTGGCACATGGTCCGGGTGCGTGAGGTAGAGGATGTCGGCAGACTGTGTGAACTTGACCCTCGACAGTTGCGCTGCGGTGTAGGTCGTGACGATCTCGGTGGCGACACCCCGGTTGGCTCCAACCGTCTTGACAACCGTGCCGCCGCTCTGCCATGTCGAACCACCCCCGTCTAGCGGGTCGGTGAGCAGCGTGTAGGTGAAAGCCGTGTTGGAGGTCACCGACAGAACGATGAACACCCCATCGAACCGGCTGGGGTTGGGTACATAGTCTGTGATCGTGCCAGCGATGTTCACCGTGTCGCCCGCGTCCAGCCCGTGATTGGATGTGGTTGTGATCGTGGCGACGTTGCTGGCCCATGTCGCTGCGCTGACGGTGGAGGCAGCCCCGTGCTGCAACCGTCCCTTGTCACGGTAGATGCGGATGTAGTTGGCGCCGAACTCAAGCTGGTAGGTCTGGACGACTGAGAACTGGAACCGGATCAGTCGGGCCGGGCCGTTGTTCTTCGTGTTGGCGACGTACCTCGACCCGGTGCGTCGGATCAGACCGCCGTGCTTCTGCGTGATGAAGTTCTCGATCGTCGCAGCACCGTTCTGGTACTGGTTGAGATCGCTTCTGCCGATTAGACGCGGCGATATCTCGCCGGATGTGAAGTTCGTTTGGACATGCGTGGTTTCTGGCATCAGCGGTTGAAGGCGTAGAACTTGATGAAGGCGTCGGCGCTTGCCGACCCGTCAGCGGTGACCATCTTGGCTCGGATGTGCGAGAAGGGCGAGATGTCGAAGTCGAACTCGGTGAGCGTGTTGGTGTCGAGTCGCACCCGTGGGTTCATCGGCGTCCATGTCGTGCCGTCGATGCTGCCCTCGATGTCAACAACTGCCGTACCCGGAGTGGCCGCGACAAGCACGACACTCCCGCGACTCAGCCCGTGTGTCGGGTACGGCAGGGTGGCTTGCGCGACAACCCCATCGCTGGCAAGGACCGTGGAGAGATCGACCGCCTGCGCCGGGAAGCCCCGGCCATTGGGCGTCGCGATCGCGTCGCCTTCGATCCGCGTGGCGGTTGTGGAGATCGCGGCTTTAGCCATCAGCTTATCGCCCGGTACACCCCGCCAGCTCCAACGCGGGCGTCAACCCAACTGTAACCCTCGACAGCCTCGACCGACGACTCCTGCGCGTTCATGTACCGGGCCTCGGCCACCGAGTCCTTGTAGATCGCCTGCATGTCACGCATGAGATCACGGTTGCCGGTGAGTGGCACGGCGAGAATGGAAGCCAGCTTGGACGCGATGGCGTCTTGCAGCGTGTCCTCCATGATCGAGACATCTTCAAGGTCCGAGACATAGGTGATCTGCATGGTCGAGAGGTCGGACAGGATCGTGCGACCCTGAATACGCCACCGCTCTTTCGGTGACTCCATCTCGACCAGACGCAGGTAGTCAGCGGGCAACTGGAACGCGCGGGCGAACCCCCACACCGGGGCCGTCGATATCACCGCCAGCGTGGACCGCAGGATCGCGGAGTTCCACCGGCCAGCGCGCAGCACCATCTTGCGTTGGTTGTTGTAGTTGGCGTTGCAGAACCGAGCTGGCTTGTTGTCCTCGGACAGCGCGAGGATCGGTTCCTCGCCAAGCATCGTCAGTGCCGTGTTACAAATGTCAACGTCGGTAGTACCCATGTCGTTATCCTAAAGAGGCCGGGCCGAGAAACGACCCGGCCTCTGCGTGGGGACGAACCACCGTGTCAATCAGGCGATCATCAGTCAACCGTGTACATGCACGCGAACGAGATGTCTCCCGCGATGCCGGTGGCGACCACCAGCCATGTCGCGGCAATCACATAGATGGTGTTTGGATCAGACGACAGGCCCAAGTCCTGCCAAATCTTCTGCCCCATCGTGTTGTGGTTCAGCGTTTCGTGACGGACATCCGATCGCGAGAACGCTGTCGCACCGTCGAGGGCCGAGCCGTACAGGTTGATGTCCACAATCGCGAGGTCGGCGGCGTTGTAGACCCCGATATCGACCGTGGTTGTCGCGCCACCCTGATCGTCCATCTCGATGAACAACTGCAAGATGCGTGCGTTGGATGGGATGCGGAAGAGGTAGCCGATGTCACCAGCAACAGGGGCCGAGGTCGGCAGGATGTTGCCCATGCAAGAGCGAACACGCCCACCAACGTAACCGGGCTCAGGGAGTCCCGGCGTGTTGGTTGTGCTGCTACTGCCGTAGTCGGAGTAAGGTATGGATTCGTAAGTAGCCATGTGAAATCTCCTGCCCCGTGGTATTGCCGGGTTGCTTGCCCAAGGCCCCCTTCCACGTTGACATCAGTTTTCGGGCGAACGAATCACGGTGATTCGTCACACAAGATGCGGACCACTCGCTCTTCCTCGGTGCGCGTGGCACCGATGGACATCGAGTAGTACACATAGGTCGAGAACGACTTGTCGGCACGAACCGCGATCTCGGCGTTGATGTCCATGCCGATGCCCAGCTTGATGCCGGGTCGGCTCCAAGCGAAGCACGACCGGATGTCGGCGCCAGTCAGCGGCAGCAGCTCCGTTCGGAGCCATGTGAAGCCGAGAAACGTATTCATCTGGCCGCTGACCAATGCCTTGATCGAGTTGAAGTCACTCGATGTGACCTCGGTGATCGTCAGCAAGTCCTGTAGGCTCTGCGCACTGGTGGCGAAGAACCGATCGCCGTCAGGCACCTCGTTCTCGTCGAGGATGCGCTTGGCTTCCAGAACCTTGTCGAGAATCAGGCCGCTCGACGAGCCGCTGCCGCCGAATAGGAAGTCGGCAGCGACCGACTGCGAGTTGGGGAACACGACAGCAACGGTCGTGTCGCCAGCACCACCAGCGCCCGAGAGGGCGTCGGCGTCGAAGGCGGTGATAACCGCTCTGTCCATCTCCCGACCCATCGCCCATGCGGCGTTGACCGCATACGGGGAGGTCGGGTCGTTGAGCAGACGAACCTTGTCTGCCTTGTCAACGAGATCGCCCCACTCCCAATCAACGAGGTCAAGCCTACGTCTTGAGTGCGGGGTTGAAACGAGGGGTGAATCCCCGTGCCGTGTCAGACGCAGGATCGCAGCGGTCGGTCCCATGCGATCGACGAAGGCACTCTTGCCGACGACGTTCTCGATGGACACCGTGCCGCGCAGGCGTGAACCGCCTTGCTGCACCTGCATCAACACGTTGCGGGAGTATTGTTGAACGAACCATTCCGGTATTTCAAATGACATGAGAGCGCTCCAACAGACTCATTGAGTCATGTCGGAAACGCTCCCTGCATCACACGGCAGACGGTTCCTGCGCTTTACGGTCGCTCACCGGCTGTCTTTCCAGCAGTCAAATCGGACCCGGCCCGTGAATGGTGGCGGTGTTGTTCCCCCGTTGTTGCCAACGACGGCACCGCCATAGTTCAAGGGTCGGACTACCCGACCGACAGAACCCTATCCCTGACCCATGCCCCGTGTCAAGTCGGGGGGTTTAGGGGGATGAAGGGCTCATCCACAGCCGGGTGGGCGATCTCGAACAGCTTGGTCATCTCGGCCACGGCCTTGCTGTGGCCCGGATGGTACTCAGACGAGTACGCAGCCATGAATTCGGTGTCCAAGTTCTTCGCGTCGATAGCCGCACGGGCCTCTTCGGGCGTGTGCTTGAAGCGTGCGTGGCGCCCGCCGCCGAGAACCTCGTCCTCTCGGATCATCTTGCCGACCTCCGCAAATGCCTTGACGAGCAAGTGGTTGTTGCCCAGCCCGGAGGCGTTGAGCATGACCTTGAGTTCTTCACCGCCGAACCGCTCGACAGCCTCTTGGGCGATCTCCACCCGCTGATCGAAGGCAGGACCCCATTCCTTTTTGAGCATGGCCGTCGAGGTATCAATGGAGTGCTTCCGAGCCGCCTCTTGGCTGGTCATCTCCGCTGCGACCAGCCCGGACTGGTATCGGATGAGGCGTGCGGCCTGCGACTTGGTGAGGCCCATGTCGTGTGCTTCCTTGAAGAACGCACCCGACTGCTCTTCGGTGATCGTCAGCCCTTCTGGTAGCTGCTCTGGTACGGCGTAGCCGGTGGCCTCTGTGGGGCAGCCGATGCCCGTGTAGAAGGTCCGCAAGTCCTCCGCGCTGGGGTCGGCGCCGGGCAGCACCACCTTGTCGCGCCCGACCATTGCCTGCGCGTTGATGGTCATGCGTGCCATCTCCCCGATGGCGTCGTTGGCGGTGGCCCCGCCGACATCCTTGATGGCGTCGTGGCCCCTGATGTCCTCGGGTATCGAATCCCGCCACGATGTCCCGTCGATCGGTGGTGCGTCTGGCATGATTGTCTCCTACGGTTGGTTCACGAATCCAAGCTGGTCCCTGTGCATCATCCCCGGCCCCGGTGATCGACAACGATAGCGTGGACAGGTCGGTGCTGTCGGTATCGGTGCTGCATTCACGGTCGCGGTGAAGTTGATCGTGCAGCTCGCCTCGTCCGCATCGTTGCTTGGGATGGTGATGAAGCCTGCCTTGGCCCCGTCCGTCGAGGTGTCCAGCACGACACTCACGGTGGTCTGACCGCCCAGCAGTATTGTCTCGCCGGAAGGATCATCCCCCGCGAGAATCGAGATGTCGTTGCCGTCTACGAGCGTGCCGAGTACAAGGCTGGCGTCCCCTTCGTTGCGGATGACGAGCTGGGCGTTGACCACATCATCGACGATGAATTCACCCAAGCCGATCGTCCCACCGCAGTCGATCAGCTTGGATTTGAACAACACCTGAATCTCTGGCCCGACCACCAGTGTCGGGCAGAACAGGCTGGTGCCGTTGTTGGTGTAGATCGTGTCTAACGGGTTGGCGAGGGTGTTGTTGTAGTACGGCTGGACCCTGCCCAGCCCGGTGACGTTGCACTGAGGCACGCCGATCATCTCGTACATCCGATTGGTGGTGTTGACTTGCACGGCAGCACCCCATGTCGCGCCACCGTCCGTGGAGATTCGCCGCCAGAACGCAGTCTGCCCGCCGATGAATTCAATATAGAACACGATGATGTCGCCGGTCAGGTGATCGACCATGATCCCCGGCGATTGGAAGTTGCCGGATACGTTGGTGAACACATCCGATATCGCCACGCCAACAACGAGGTCGTAGAACCGCAGCGTGTTGGTCGCGTTGGCCCTTGACTCTATGAAGCTGACGAACAGCCCATGCTGATCCGAATGCCGATAGCTGATCGCCCCGTTGTCAGGCACCAGTAGGTTTCCGTCGGTCGGCGTGATGTTCTGATCCAACGCCCCAAATTGCTGCCAACCACCAGCGGCGGGGTTGTATAACCCAAAGACGTACGACGATTGGAAGATGAATTCGATCAGATAGAACGAACCCGGACCAGCATCGCCGGGCGTGAGGTACTGCCTCGCGTGGAACACGGGGATGCCGTCCCATTCACCAGCCTCGGTCCAGATATGCCCGGTGTCCGACACCCAGCTCTGGAAGTTTGAGTCGCCCCAAAAGGCTGTAACCATCAGCGAGCCGTCAATCGCCACGCTGATCGTGCAACACTCATCGCCAGTGGTGATGTTCGTAAGCGTTGCGATGTTTCGCTTCGTCGCAGCTACCTCTTGCGCATCCTCTGTAGTTACGTCGAACCGTCCGAAGAACAGCGTGCCGGTGGTGCTGCCATCCACCCGCTCGATCCAGCAGTAGTAGAATTTGTTGTTGGTCGTCTGCCGGGTCCACCCGTCGTACCAGCCAGCCCAATGCGCGATGTAGGTGCCGACGAACAGCGTTTGCAGCCGCTCCGGCAGCGCAGTCCAAGTCAAGCCTCCGTCCGTCGTCTTGTGCCATGCAATCGACGGGCCGTAGAAGAAACAGAACCCGATGAGATCACTGAGCCAGACGCCCATGAGCGTACGGGTGAACCACCCATTCGCGAGGGCGTCGGTCGTTACTACGTCATCAGCCACCGTT